AGTAGACAGTTTGCTACCTTTCTTGATCTTGTTTCAGAAGGAGAGATAGAAGGTTTTGCAACAGCATCAAAAGAAGGAAGAACAAAAGGTACAACTGCATATAATAATGCTGCATTAAAAGATGTTTTTCTTAATGACACTCCAGTATTAAGAGCTTCAGCAGATTCTGCTAATCCACAAACTATTGATTTTAACTTTCAAGATGTAAAATTTACACCACGTTTTGGTACAGCTAGTCAGACAAAAATAGCTGGAATTGAAAGTAGTGTTTCAACAACTGGTGTAGGAACAACTGTAACTGCAAGCACTCCTGTTACTCGTCAGGTAACAAATACTAATGTTGATGCTGTAAAAGTATCAATAACATTTCCACAACTACAAAAAGCTACTGATACTGGAGATTTATTAGGTTCTTCTGTTCAGCTAAAAATAGCAGTTCAATATAATTCTGGTGGTTTTACAGATGTTATTACTGACACTATTAGAGGTAGAAGTGGAGATCAATATCAAAAAGATTATCGTGTAAATATCACTGGTGCGTTTCCTGTTGATATAAGAGTTAGCAGAGTTACAGCAGATAGCACAGATACTAATTTAAGAGATAGTTTTCAGTGGACAAGTATTGGAGAGATTATTGACGATGCCAATACATACCCTAACAGTGCATATTCTTCTATTCGTTTGGATTCTATGCAGTTTAGTTCTATCCCTGCTCGTAAATTTAGAATTAGAGGAATAAAAGTAAGGATTCCAGGAGCAGGTGCATCTAGTTCTGGTACTCCTACTGTTGATAGCAATACTGGTCGAATTGTTTATCCTGATGGTTATATATTTAATGGAGTCATGGGTGCTGCTGTATGGACTTCGTGCCCTGCGATGGTTTTATTAGATCTTCTCACGACTTCAAGGTATGGATTTGGAGATCATATAACAGACAGTTCTCTTGATCTTTTTAGTTTTGTAAATGCCAGTAAATTTGCTAACACTCTTGTTGATGATGGTGCTGGAGGAAAGGAAGCTAGATTCAGTTGCAATGTAAACATACAAAGTCCAAAAGAAGCATTTGAGTTAATAAACGAGTTAGCTGGTGTTATGAGATGTATGCCTATCTGGTCTGCTGGTTCGATAACAATTACACAGGACAAACCAACTGATGCAAGTTATCTATTTAATCTATCAAATGTAGGAGAGGGTGGATTTAGTTATGCAGGAAGTAGTCTAAAAACTAGACATAGTGTTGTATCTGTTTCTTACTACAACATGGATAGTCAAGAAGTTGATTTTGAAGTTGTAGAGGATACCACAATAAAATCCAAAATAGGCACTGTAGTAAAGCAAGTAAAAGCATTTGCGTGTACTTCCCGTGGTCAAGCCCGAAGATTGGGGAAGGCAATATTGTTCGCTGAAAATAATGAATCTGAGGTCTGCACTTTTACAACATCTATAGATTCTGGAGTAATTGTCCGCCCTGGTGCTGTCATAGAAATACAGGATCCAGTAAGAGCAGGGGTAAGAAGAGGCGGAAGATTGAAAAGTGTTACTTCTACAACTGTTGTTACTGTCGATGATACTGCTGCAACAGATTTTGCTGTAGATGCAAGCGGAAACCCTGTAGGAGATGCAACTCTCAGCGTACTTTTACCCAATGGAACGTCTGAAAGTAGGGCAATCTCATCTGTATCAAATGGGACCATAACTGTAAGTTCTGCTTTTTCGCAGACACCTAATGTAAATACGATCTGGCTTATATCAAACGTAACTGTAAAGTCTCAATTATTTAGAGTAATAACAGTTGAAGAGCAGGATGGTATTAATTATTCAATTACAGCTTTATCTTATGTTGAAGGTAAGTATGCCTTTATTGAAGATGGCGAGTCAATAACACCAAGAACTGTATCAAAATTAAATTCTCTTACTGAACCTCCTGCTGCATTAAATGCTGTTGAGAAAATATTTCCTATTAATAATCAGGCTGTATCAAAAGTTGTTATTAGTTGGGCTCCTATTGTCGGTGTTGTGCAGTATCAAGTTAATTACAGGTTTGAAGATGAGAACTTTATAAGTGAAAAGGTATCAAGACCTGACTTTGAAATAATGAACAGTAGAAAAGGAACTTATACGATTCAAGTGTTCTCGTATAATGTTTTAGATCAATTATCAGCAACTTCTACTAATTTAACTTTTGAAGCTGTTGGTAAAACAGCACTACCACAGGATGTAACAGGATTATTAGTTGAACCAGTTTCAGATCAGTTTGTACGACTACGTTTTGATAAAGCAACAGATATTGATGTTACGCATGGTGGAAACGTGGTTGTTCGCCATAGTAACCTTACAGATGGAACGGGAACATTTACTAATTCTGTTGATATTATTCCTGCCTTACCAGGAAACGTATCTGAAACATTAGTACCAGCAGTTGATGGAGAGTATATTCTTAAATTTAGAGATGACGGTGGCAGATTAAGTGCTGGAGAGACTTCTGTTGTTGTAACGACTCCTGATCCTCAACCAAAACTATCTGTTCTTGTTGATAGAGAAGATTTAGATGCAACACCCTTTGCTGGTACAAAAGTAGATTGTTTTTTCAGTGATGAAGTAAATGGTCTTGTTCTTGGTTCTCTTGACTTACTAGATGATGAGCCAGATTTTGATGCAATAGCAGATTTTGACTTTTTAGGTGCTGTAGATATTACTGGTGGTTCCTATGAATTTGCAAATACTCTTGATTTAGGTGTAAAGCAACCACTTAGATTAAAACGTCATTTTGTTACACAGGGTTTTTATCCTAATGATCTAATTGACAATAGAACTGCAAATATTGATACTTGGACGGATTTTGATGGTGCTACTGCATTTGATGTTAATGCAAAACTATTGGTGGCTACTACTGACTCTGATCCTGATGCAACAACTTCTGGAACGTACGCTCAATCTGATACGACTATAACTGTTACTAAAAATAGCCATGGATTTGCAATAGGAAGTTTTGTAGTTCTTACCTTTACTTCTGGTAGTGGAGTTAATGGTAATTATGAAATAAAAACTAAAGATACCAATACTTTTACAGTTACAGCAGCAGCTAGTCAGACCACAAGTGGAAACGTCACTATTGGTTCAGAATTTTCTAAATTTAATACATTTGCAAATGGAACATTCATTGCAAGAGGATTTAAATTTAGGTGTGAAATGGATAGTGACGATCCAGCACAATCTATAGAAATAGATCAATTAGGTTATACAGCAGAGCTTGACAGGAGAGTTGAAACTGTAAACGATGTTATAGCTTCTACAACTTCAACTAAATCTGTGACCTTTACCAATTCTTTCTTTACTGGACAAAATGGAACTAGCATTGCTGCTGGTTCTGCTTTGCCAACAATAGGAATAACTATTGAAAATATGTCTGCTGGCGATGAATTTTTCTTATCAAATATTTCTGGAACGGGATTTGATATTGATATTAAGAATAGTGGCAGTAATGTAAATAGAAATTTCAAATATACTGCCATTGGATTCGGGCGTGGTAGTTAGTATTGAATTAAGATATACTTAGATAAAAAATTGGATTAGGTAATGGCTACTCACGATTATGTTATAGATAACTCCACTGGAGCTAATGTCCGAACTGATTTAAATAATGTACTGCAAGCGATATTAACAAATAACAGTTCTGGTTCTGCTCCCAGTACCACTGCTGCATATATGTTGTGGGCTGATACAAGTAATAATATTTTAAAAATGCGTAATTCAGCAAATGATGGCTGGATTGATCTAAGAACATTAACTGGTGGTGTTACGACAACTGCTGATGCGACAATAAATTCTGTAACTGTAGGAAAAGGTGCAAACTCTGTTTCAAATAATACTGTTCTTGGAGAAAATGCTTTAGATGCTTCCGTAACAGGTGATCATAACACTGCTTTAGGCAAAGATGCTCTTACAACAAACACCTCTGGTTCAAAAAATAATGCAGTAGGGTTCCAAGCATTACGACTTACCACAACTGGAGCAAAAAATAATGCTATGGGATATTTAGCACTTACTGAAAATACCACCGGAGCTAACAATATTGGTATTGGTGATGAAGCATTGCAAAATAACACCACAGCTAATGATAATGTAGCGGTTGGAAGGCAAGCATTAAAGGTAAATACAACTGGGTTCCAACAAGTAGCTGTTGGCTCTAATGCTCTTGATGCTAATACTACTGGCGGAAATTGCACAGCAATTGGTATGAGTGCTTTATCGTCTAATACCGAAGCAAATGACAATACTGCCGTTGGATATAATGCTCTATTTTCAAATACTACTGCAGGGAACAACACAGCAGTTGGAAGAAGTGCTTTATTTGCAAACACAACTGGAATACAGAATGTTGCTTTAGGAAGTACTGCTTTAGATGCAAATACAACAGCATCTTTTAATACAGCTATTGGTTACGCAGCGATGGGAGCTACGAATACTGGATCGGGAAACGTGGCTGTGGGAGCTTATGCTATGGAGGCAAACACAACTGGGGAATCTAATGTATCTATAGGTGTTAATGCTTTAGAGGATAACACAACTGCAAGTAACAACACTGCTGTCGGTAGATTTGCTTTAAAAGTGAACACAGGTTCACAAAATACAGCCGTAGGTGCAAATGCTTTAGATGCTAATACTTCAGGTTCACCTAACTCTGCATTTGGTTATAATG